GCCCTGGAGCTGAACCAGGACATCAGCCTTGCGGCGGTCGCGGCCTCGACCTGGGCCGGCGCCTACGCGGCGCATCAGCCGGTAGAGGTGATCCATTCGACGTACCAGGCTGTCCACCAAAGCGCTCTGGAAGAGAACTACTACAACCGCCTGTGGCTGATCCCTGGCCGATTGGATCTGGGGAACGTCGTGAGCGTGCAGGAACGTCCCGTCTCAGTTTGGAACGCCCACTTCACGCCCCGCACCCTGTCGCAGATCGATCGCGAGGACGCCGATGGCATCAGCCTGGCCGGCCAGCCGTCGCCGCCGTTGCCGTTCGCGGCGCTGCAGGAGCGCATCTGGACTGTGGCCGTGTCGACCGATGGACCGCCGGTAGTGGACGCGCGCATCGTCTGGCAACTGCAGGACGAACAGCCGTTGATCCTGGTCATTACCGGAAACCGGATCACCGCGTGGCCGTTTGCGCCGGACTGGGCTGATGGCGTGCAGGAGTCACTGGAGTGGTTGACCGAGCTGCTGACCAGCACGTCGGGAGTCGAGCAACGGCGATCGCTGCGTTTGTCACCCCGGCGTTCATTCGAAGCTGAGTTCTACGCGGAGGGGCGCGAGCGCGTGCTCCTCGATCTCAGCTTGGCCGGCTGGGGCGGGCGAATCTGGGCGCTGCCGGTGTGGCCGGACATCCAGTTGCTGGCAAGCGTCACCGCGGCCGGCGCGCAGACGGTCGAGTGCGATACGCGCTGGCGGGACTTCCGTGCCGGCGGCCTTGCGCTGCTGCGCGGTGAGTCAGCATTCGAGTACGAGGTCGTGGAGATCCAGGCTCTGGCGGCGTCGGCCATTCAGCTTGCGCGCCCGGTTCAGCGGCGCTGGCCGGCCGGCTCCCGCTTGTACCCCATTCGCACCGCACAGCTGACGGAGCAACCGGCGCTGACCCGGCTGACCGACACCCTCTACAGCGCACAAGCGCGGTTCCTGGTGATGGACAGCAGCGATTGGCCGGAGGTCATGCCCTCGACAACGTACCGGGGCTGGCCTGTGCTCGAGCAGCGGCCCGAGGAGTCCGAAGACTTGTCCGTGTCGTACCAGCGCCTGATTGATGTCCTGGACAACGAGACAGGGCTGCCGCAGTTCAGTGACCAGGCTGGAATAGGGTTCCCGGTGCATGGCTTCCGCTGGCAGACCGAGGGCCGCGAGGAGCACGCGGCGCTGCGCAGCCTGCTGTATGCCCTGCGCGGTAGGCAGAAAGCGATCTGGATTCCGACCCATGCCGCCGACCTGGTTTTGGCCGACACAGTGGCTGCGACCAGCTCCGTCCTCGATGTCGAACTGTGCGGCTTGGCGCGGTTCTTCAGGGCTGATGCGCCCGGCCGGCGTGATATCCGCATCGAGCTGTACGGCGGGCAGGTCTTTCACCGCCGCATCCTCGACGTCAGCGAGCTGAACGTCGACGTCGAGCGCCTGGCGATCGACAGCGCGCTCGGCACCGTTGTCCGGCCGAGCGACGTCGCACGCATCTCGTTCATGACCCTGTGCCGGCAGGACAGCGACAGCGTGCAGATCACACACGAAACCGACACCGACGGCATCAGCACAGCCAGCACGGTGTTCCGAGGAGTACGCGATGAGCTTCAGTGATCGCGAGCGGTCCCTCGCCGATGGCCAGGCGATCAGCCTTTACGACTTCCGCCTCGGCCCGATCCGCTGGACCTACACAACAGCGAATCGAGACATCGAGTTCAACAACATGACCTTTCGGGCGCGGCCTGTGAGCGACGATGGACGGCGCATGACCGGCCAGGTCAGCGCCGACATCATGACGGTTACTGGCCCGAGCGACTTGGAAGTCGCACAGCTGTACCGGGGCGCTCGGCCATCGAAGGCTCCAACACTGACCGTCTGGGACATCCACTGGAACGAGCCGCAGGGGCTTGTGGTGTGGATGGGCAGGATCGACGAGGTGAACTGGCCGGCCGACAGCCGGGTGCAGATCAAGTGCCGGCTGCTCGGAACAGAACCGCGCACATCGATCAGCCTCGCATGGGGACGTGAGTGCCCTTACACGGTGTTCGATAACAACTGCCGGGTAGACCGAGAACCGTACGGCGTACCGTTCACCGTCGAGTTGCGTGACGGCAACAGCGTGACAGGTGCAGGCAACGCGATTGGCGGATACCCCAACGCCTGGTTCCGCGGCGGCTACGTCGAATGGGACAGCGGTCAGGGAGTGATCGAGCAGCGCGGCATCGAGCAACACACGGGCAACCGCCTGGTCCTTGTGGGCGGCACATCGCTGTTGGCTCCTGGTACTCGGGCTGTCGCGTTCCCCGGATGTGATCAGCTCATTCAGACCTGCAACGACAAGTTCGACAACACGCCCAACTGCGGTGCAGTGCCGTTTCTTCCGGGCAAGTCGCCGTTCGACGGCGATCCCTGGTGGTAGGAGTCATCCATGTGGGTGCAAATCGCGATTCTGGTCGCATCGTATCTGATCAGCAGCGCTACTTCTGCGAAAGCGCCGAAGCCGAAACCGGAGGCGCTGACTTCCGAAGATCTTCCGCAGACCGAGGACGGCACTGGCCACTACGTGATCTTCGGCGATGTGTGGATCGAGGACTGGATCGTCCTCGGGACCGGTCACGAGCGGATGCAGGCAGTCAAATCGAAGGGGTCGAAGAAGTGACGGATCTGATCATCACAACAGCGCATCTGCGCAGTGTACCGGGGCTGACCAGCCGGCCGGGTTACTGCGTATCCGGTGCGCGCGCCTGGTTCAATGCCCATGGCTTGGACTGGCACCGGTTCGTTGCCGAGGGAGTGCCGGCATCGGTGCTTGAGGCTACCGGTGACGAGCTGGCCCTGCGCCTGGTCAACCACGTACGTGCGGAGGCGAGCAATGGGCAGCCGTAGCAAAGCGCAAACTGTCGGCTTTCGCTACCTCATGGGCATTCTCATGGGTTTTGCCAGGGGGCCGCTGGATGAGCTGGTCGAGATCAAGGCAGGTGATCGCACTGCATGGAAAGGATCGGTCAAGAGCAACCAGACCATCCAGATCAATGCCGGCGAATTGTTCGGTGGAGACAAGGCCGAGGGCGGCATCGTCGGGCCGCTGGACGTCATGTTCGGCGCCCCGGACCAACCGGTGAATCCTCGACTGGCGGCGATGGTGGGCGGCCTGGTACCTGCGTTCCGCGGGGTCACCACTGCTTTCTTCGACGGTCAGCTCTGCGCGATGAACAAGTACCCGAAAGCCTGGATGAGCCGGTGGCGACGAGCGCTCAACGGATGGGACGGTGGAACCTGGTATCCCGAGAAAGCAGTGATCAGCCTGGCTGGCGACCAGGTGAAGGCGATGAACCCCGCTCACATCTTGTTCGAGTGCCAGACAAACCGCGACTGGGGCCGTGGCAAGGATCGCGGCCTTCTGGACCAGGCGTCGTATCGGACGGCCGCAGATACGTTGTTCGCCGAGGGCTTTGGTCTGTGCCTCAAGTTTCGCGTGGCAGACGAGCTGGACAACTTCGAGCAGACAGTCCTCGATCACATTGGCGCCACTCAGTTCCTTTCCCGCTCGACCGGACTCTGGACGCTGCGGCTGATCCGTGACGACTACGACGTCGCGACGCTGCCCGTATTCGATGAGGACAGCGGGCTGCTCGGGATCGACGACGACAGCATCACATCGCTCGACGGCACTGCGAACCAGTTCGTCGTCGTCTGGCATGACCCCATCACAAACACCGACCGGCGTGCCCGTGCGAAGAATGCCGGCGCGATCCGCGCGGTCGGCGGCGTGATAACGACGACGAAGGAGTATCCGGGCCTACCGACCGGCGAGTTGGCCGTCAGGGTGGCGGCGCGCGACTGCAACGTGTCGACGTCGGCTATCCGCAAGCTGCAAGTGCGGCTCGATCGGCGCGCCTATGCGCTGAACCCTGGCGACGTGTTCTGCGTTCGCAGCCGGAAGCGCGGGATCGAACTGATCGTCCTGAGGGCCGGCAAGATCGACTATGGCACCCTCACGAAGGGCACCATCGCCATCACCGCGCTGGAAGACGTGTTCGGACTGCCGGCAGCCGGGACGTCCGCAGTCCAGCCGCCGAACTGGACCCCGCCCGACCGCACCCCGCGGGTCATTGCGACCCGCAGGCTCATCGAGGCGCCGTACCGCGACCTCGCGGCGGCGCTGAGCGACGCGGATCTGGCGCAGTTGCAGCCGGAGACAGGCATCCTCGCGGCGCTGGGCATGCGGCCGTCCGGCCTGCAGATGAACTACGCGCTGCTCAGCCGCGTGGGGTCTGCACCATTCGAAGAGCGGACCTCCGGCGACTTCTGCCCGGTCGCGGCGATCTCTGCCGGTATCGGCCGGGGCCTGGCCAGCATCAGCGTCACGCTGGTGCAGGGTATCGACCTCGACCAGGTCGAGGTGGGCTCGGCGGCGATGATCGATGACGAGATCTTCCGGGTCGACGCGATCAACGTTGCGGCCGGCACCGCGGTGCTCGCGCGGGGATGCGTCGATACGGTGCCAGCGCCGCATGAGGCCGGCGCGCTGATCTGGTTCTACGAGGATTGGGCGACCGAGGACACGCGTGAGTACGTGACCGGCGAGACAGTGAACGTGACGCTGCTGAGCCGCACCAGCTCGGCGACGCTCGCAGAGAGCCTCGCGCCGGTCGACTCGCTGCGAATGAACCAGCGCCAGGCGCGGCCTTATGCGCCTGGCCGGGTGCTGGTGTGTGGTGTGGCGTATCCGACGAAGACCTACGGTGTGCTGACCGTGTCGTGGGCGCACCGCAACCGGCTGCTGCAGGCCGACCAATTGGTGGACTCTTCTGCCAGCAGCATTTCGCTGGAAGCTGGCACGACCTACACGCTGAGCATCTACAGCGGTAGCAGCTTGAAGAAGTCGTACACCGGCCTGACCGGCACGACCTGGACCTACCCGCTCGAGGACGACATGGCGCATGGGCTGCTGCCGGTGCTGCGCATCGTGCTGTTCAGCGTTCGCGACGGTCTGCAGAGCTGGCAGCAACACGACATCACAATCGAACGACACGGCCTTGGCTTCCGCCTCGGCGAGGAACTTGGAGGCGTAGCACCATGACTCTTTATATGGGACCGAATACCGGCCTGCTAATGAACGGGCTGCCCGGTGAAGGGCACTATGCCGAAGTAACGCGGATGTACCGGTGGGACGACTTTCTGCGGCAGCCTATCGCCAAGGGGCGCGTCGCCACATTACCGACCTCCGGCCTAGCAGAGGGCGACGTCTATATCGTCACCGGCTCGGGTGCCAGCCAGAACCGCCTTGCCAGATGGTGGGTGGTAGGCGCCACGGCTGGCACCTGGGAGTACCTCACTCCGAAGCTGGGCTGGCGGGTGCAGGTTGCGAACGAGACGACGCCGAGCGGGCAGGTCAAGACGTATGAGTATTCCGGCAGCGCCTGGACTGAGCTGGTGGGCGGAATGGCCGACGCGCCGAACGATGGAAAGCCATATGCCCGCGAAAACGGTGTTTGGGCGGAGCTGGGATCGGCGGCGAAATCGGCGCTCAACGTTCTGCCGTTCATGAATCTGATGCCCGACATGGGTCGGTTCGCGGGAACCGCAGCCAATCCGCTGAATACGATGTTCACAACGTCATGGACTCCAAGCACCTTCATCAATGGCTGGAACGGCGCCACCCTCGCAGATGGGGGAAAGTTTTCGTTCGACAACAGCACGAACGGCGGTGCGGGGCCGGCGCTCAATGCGAGGGTGCAGGCACTTCTCACGGCAATGGGCCGCACCTGGACATCGGTTTCAAGGTACGGCGTCGAGTTCTTCACCACCGTTCTGACGGCGGGATCGCAGACAACAACAGGCTCGACCGGCGCGGATGGGGTTACGCGCTATCTGTGCTGCTCCAACGGCAGTAAGACAGTTTTCAACGCGGGCGCGTGGGCGACTGTGGTCATGTGGCTGCGAGTCGAAAGCGGCTCAGCTCATATCTCGTCGGCGCCTTATACGACCCATCGCCTTTGGATCAATGGCGCTGTTGCTGCTCCAGGGGTTGTGCTGCCGGCAGGCCAATGGGTGCATCTGCGATTCTCGATGCAGTCATATAACGGCTATGACAACGCGTGTCCGTACATCTACGCATCCGCAGGGGCTCAGATCGCGTTTGCATGCCCGGCGTGGTTCGGTGGCCTCGTCGATCCGGGTATCCACGTTGCACCCATCCTGACAATCAACGGAGCAAGCGCATGACCATGAAACGAGTTCTACTGAAAGGCGAGTTCTTCGCGGAATGGGATGGCACGCTGGACGAGGCCGCAGCACTCGCTGGCGTCCCGGTCAGCGACCTGGCGTTCCATCCCGACGACCTCCTCGCTGAGGTCCAGGAGCTGCGGCGCCAGGCCTATCGCACCGAGTCCGACCCGCTGCGCCTGGAGGCCGAGTTTGACGCCATAGCCGCTGGCACCGAGCCGGACCTGGCGGCATGGGTCGCAGCTGTCCAGGCGATCAAAGCGCGGTATCCACTACCTGAATAGGTAGTTGTGATGGCGTTCTCGTTTTTGCCACGTTCCGAAAGTCTGATGTCGAGTAGTAGATAGGAACCTTGGGATGGACGAGGTACTGAGGCAAAGGTTGCGGGCTGAACTACTGGAAGTGGGGTTTCTCAACCAGTGCTGCCTTGATCTCATGGAAAGCATGGAGGCTGAGTTCAGTCTCACTAAGGACCAGCGCGAGTGCATCGAGCAGCTCAGCCGATTTCTACGGGAGGGCATCGGCAAGCTGACCGCTCTGTCTGAACGGGTAGCCGATGGCGATATCGTCGTCCTGTGCTGACCTTTTGAAATTCTTTTGCCGCTGGCGAAACGGTTAGGGCGCGTCATTTATTGCGCAAATC